TTTAAAGGAAGCACAGACTGCTTGGTTTATTGCCATGTTTTATGCCCTCCTTAGGCTTTAGGGTCTGCAGAGGGAAGTGGTACTCTTAACACTCCGTCTACATACTCATCTCTTCGTTTACGTCCCATTTGCTCATTAGCGAAAGCTTGAAGAGCAGTCTGAAACTTTTGTGTGTATAATTGCATATCTTGTGTGTTTTTCAAGTATGAAAAAGCTTCCGATAATGTGCCATACAACAAAACTTCTGGTGCCTTATTTGATATAAATGTTGTTGTTGATGTAGTACCCGCACCATTTCCTAAACGTTCTGGTGTTTCGTCATACCACATTTCTACTGTGTAAGCTGTATTTGGAGTAGGAGCTACAATCAATGTTGTTGCGTCCCAGTTGCCCCAATATTTAGGTTGACCTGTAAAATTTGTATCTGTCGTAGATCTTTCTACTGAATATTCGTCCATAAAAGTAGCATCTCTTTGCTCTAACCAAGTTCTTGTTCCATCATCAGCTACAATTTGTAATGCTCTAGCAAACCTAAACCCACCTTCTGGGCCACTAACATCTAAAAAAGCATTGTTAGCTTCAAAAGTTGTTGTTGCATATCTTCTTTGTGCATCAGTATCTATAAGTCTATCAATTTGATTTTCAATATTTGTAAGAAAAACATTTATAACTGTATTAGAAAGTACATCAGATGTAACCTCTGTGTAGTTTCTTACATTATCTAAAAGTTCAGAATAATTCATGATATCACCACTGTCACATTACCAACCACTGATACAAGTGTCAATTTTTGATTCGGAATTTGAGGCAACATACTAGATGACGTTGTTGGTGCAGAACCATCATTTGGTGAGGTTCCTTGCACAGTTGTCATAAAAGCACTATCTCCAGGATCACCAACAAACACAGTAACTGGCATTGGTTGCCCAAATGTATTAGTTGTTGCATCATCAGGACCTGGTGGTGAGTTAGCTTTTAAAATTTTATTTGATTCTGGTCTTGGATCTCTAAGTGCTACAGGATCGGCAGGGTGATAACCGGGATCTAATTGTGGGTGCTTAGGTTCAAAACACGAAGGACAAGTAAATAGTCCATTCCATTCTTGTCTTAATTGTAAATATTTATATTGTTGCCCACATCTATCACAGATAGCTAAGGAACGATTACCATTTGCAAAGGTCATTTTACCCTACATAGAAACTACGAGGCACAATATTTACAGAAGTTGATTGACTATCTTCAGTCAACGCTCTTTGTAATTCTGCTTCATATCTTCTTTCTAATTCTTGAGAACGCTCAGGTGCAATTTCTTGTCCTATATAATAAGCTAATCCTGAAACTGTACAGGGTAAAAATCTAAAAGGTGCATCTGCATCATTTGTATAATTACCTACATCTTCTATTCTTGCCACATAAAAATAATTTATCTGTGTGTCAGTTGTATTGGGTGTTTGATAAAGACTAATTTCTACATTAGATAAATTTCTTCTTACATAATACTGACTAGGTGTTCCTGTTGAAAACTTGTTAGGTATATTTTCATACTCTGATCTTGAAATTTTTGTCATACTTGTATCTGTCGTTGTGCTTCCACTTACCTCTCTGAAAACTAATTCAAGAACATCTGAAGCATCACTAGGAGCAGTATATGTTGTAGTGCTTGCTGTTAGATTTTGTGTATGATTTTTTACTTTCCATAAATGAATACCTCGGTTCCCCCACTCAGAAAATAACAGATTAAGATTATCTCTTGCTGCTTGTAATTCATATCCCGTTCTTAAAGACTTACCACATCGTGCATAAGCACGTTCAATAATTCTATCAAAACTAAGATTAAAAGTAGTAGTACCCGAGGTAGCCATTACATGCCTCTTCTTGCTTTATGAGGGTTTGCGCCTGCAGAACCACCGCCACGCATTTTTTGTATCATGCCGCCGCCACGTTTCTTGACAACGTTTTTCTTCTTAGCTCCGCCGCCACCTCTCATTTTAACAACATTTTTTTTCTTCATCATGATGTACGCTCCTTTTTAAATATACGTTCGTATTCGTCTTGCCTTGTTTTTACAACTTCCTCGTAATACTCGGCTGGCCATTTTTCATAATAACCTATCTTATGTAGTTTGCAACTTGCTTCATACAACTGTTTAAACTTCTGTACCAACATCATAGAATAAGCAAGATCTGTGTGATATTCAAAATTATCAGTGGGTTCAACTAAAAATTCTTGTTCTTCAACTGAAGCAGGATTACTAGGATGAAAACCCATAAAATAAACATCTCGTTTATTATAGGTTTTATTATAAAAATCTATCTTATCTTGAAATTGTTCAGGTGTATATTGATCCCAAAAAGGATCACAAAATATGATTATATCGTGTTTCTTTTTATTCCAATCTTTTAATACATTTGTGAGGTGCTTTTCATATTTGGTTTTGTCAGATCTAACCTCTATTCTTAGCTTACCATCTTTTCTCCACTTCGCAGCAAAAGGACATGCTGGAAAGCCTAGATGTTTATTCATTGGTTCTAAGACATTCTTAGACCAATCAATTACATCATCTTTTATTTTTTCTGCTTGTTTTTTTCGAGACAAAAGTTTTTACATTCGTTGGCTTACCGCCTGGATTGCCAGCAGCACGTTTTCTTCGTACTGCTGACGATTTTTGAGATGTGCTCATACCTCTTGCTTTTGCAAGCGGAACACATTTTGGATATTTTCTTTTTGAACCTTTAGACCTACCGCAGGGTTGGTACTTACCATCTTTTTTAGGTGCACCAATGTCCACCCATTTTTCTTTCACCCAAGCGCGTAAACCTTTTTTAGCCATTACCAGATTTGATTATAAATGGCCCAAAGAACAACTAACGCAAAAACAGCAGCTATCGCTTTGCCTTTTTTGTTTAAGCCATTCCACTTATTCCATAATTTTCCCATGATTTACCTCCTTAGACATAAAGTTTGGTTTTTTTTCTTTTTGAATTTTCAACCATGCCACATCCTGCAGCAACGATTGATCCGCCCTCAGCCATACGATTAGCAGATACGGATTTTCTTTGTTGTGAAATTGTACCACCCATAGCTTTTTTCTTAGCTTTCTTTTTGCCACCAGGTGTTACTTTTCCACTACAAACTGCACTAGCGTACATATTTGCATATGCGCTAGGATACACTTTAAACTTTCTTTTTGCGGCGGCTTTTCCTTTTGCGCATAGTTTTGCCATTTTTTTTACCTCCCGGTTTCATCACTTGTTGGGCCATTTGGGATCTACCAATAGCCATTAAAATTCTTTATAATTCTTAATTAAAAAGCCTTCCATCCAGTCCATTTTTTCATCCATGGAGTTTAGTTGTGCTTTTATAACAGCTAAATCCTGTTGCATTTCTGCAACACTATCAGCCTTTTTTTCTACAGCGTTTAAGCGTTCGCTCCACATGCCCCACGTCATTGCTAGAGTTCCAAATAGCACCAAATAAGGCAAAACTGTTTTTAGCTCTATCTTAAACGACATTGGCAATCCTGATCTGTTTTACAATCACACATGACATACTCCTATTTTGTTTTTGCGGACATTCCACTTAAGGGGTTATTTAAAGCCTTATTAATCTTCAAGTCAAGGCTTTCTTCCATTAACTTCATCTCTTCTATAAGCTCTCTTGAATCTTCTTTTTGTCTATCTTCCACGTCATTTACAATTTCGGTTATGTGTCGTACGTCTTGCTCAACGTTGCGTAAATCCGTTTTAAGGTCATCTTTAAGTTCTCGACTAACCTGACTTATTAAGTCTATTTCACCTAATATAATTTCTAGTTCGCTTTTCAAAGCATCTAGTTGCTGTGATACAAGTTCTACTTGTGCTTTTGTTTGTGTTTCCACAAGAGCAATCTTCTTATCAAATCCGCTTAAATCCGGCGCAGTATAAGACTCAATCTGAGCAGACATATCTTGAAATTTTTTGAAAGCTTCGAACCCACCATACAAAACTCCTACAGCACTACTTAATGCTAGGATGACTGCCATCATGCGCCCTCCTTTAAAAGAAACACCGCCTACTGAGACTTCTGCCATTGTGAGTTCACCATATCATCCATTATCTGCCCTTGTGCCATGTCAAACAACATACCATACTGATCATCTATTGTCTTGTTTAAATATTCTGTAACGTTTGTATCTTGGATGTACGACTGTGTGTCAAAGAATGTTTTTGTATTACCGAGAATTTGCATAACTATTAAAGTTTTTGTTTGAGCTGCATCGTCATATCTTGCTTTATCGTCAATCTTTTTGACTATTTTACTTGCAGCTTTTTCTTTTGCTGAAGGTTCTTTTTTAGGTTCCTTCTTTGGCTCTTCCTTTTTTTCTTCTTTCTTTGGCTCTTCTTTAGTCTCTTCTTCTACCTCTTCAACTTCCTCAGGTGCCTCTTCTTCAGGTTCTTTTGTCTCTTCAACTTCCTCAGTTTCTTCTACCTCTTCGGGTGCTTCCTCATCAGTTTCTTCAGGTTCTGATTCAACCATCTCTGGTTCTTCTTGAACTTCTTCCATCTGTGGTTTGGTTTCTTCTACTTCTGGTTCTACGGGTTCTGGTTCAATTTCTATTTCTATTTCAGGTTCTGTTTCCATAGGTGGAGGCACTTCTTCCATCTCCATTGGTGGAGCTATCTCTTCTAATTCTATAGGAGGAGCAACTTCTTCAACGGAAGCCATCATATCTGGTGGAGGAGGCATATCTTCAAGAGTTGGTAACTCTATATTCATCTCCATTTCAATCTCTAGTGTAACAGTTTCTATATTGACTGGTATTTCAAAGTCCATATTCATATCAGGTGGAGGTAATAACTCCATTGGTGGAGGAGCATCGAAGGTAACATCATAAGAAATTTCTACATATTCAAACTCTAGTTCTATTTCAGCCATTTCTATTTCAACAGTTTCATAAGTTACTTCTTCATACTCAGGTTCAAAAGGCATAAAATCTATTTCACCCATATCATTTGTAGCTATGTCATTAAATTCAAATACTTCTTCTGCAAAGTTTATCTCTGTATCTAAAAGATTAAGATAATAAATTTCTTCTACTGTAGTTATTTGTTGAGTAATAATTGTATTGATTACATTATAGAATACGTCAACGCTAACATCATCAAAGACTGGACCCACGGCTAGATTAATATCTCTACCGCCTACCTCAATAGTGACTCTATTTAATACACCACTGAAATCGAAAGACCCGTTATAAGATTGGTAGCCTGTTGATACTCCAGACTCAGACAAGATATCAGTACCTGAAAAGACTGAAGTAGTTCCGTTAAGTCCTGTAATGTGCATGTATATTCGATCTTGATCATCCTGTTTGTCTACCTCTATAGAGTATTTAACTTCACCACCATTACTAATATTCAACTCAGATAAATCAACAGTTTGTATAAATGTTGTACCCATACCTGCAACACCCATTGTCGAAGTAGAATTACCTGATCCTGTAATAGTTGCACATTTATCTGCACCTAATCCATAACAAGCATTACCTGTTGGCATACTAGCAGGACCTTGGCCACCCCAATCAATATCCATATCTCCTTCTTTACTTGTACCTACATATCCGTTTGAGCCATCAAGTATATTATCGGAGTTTTGATTAGTAACAGTTACTTCTGTATTAGTAACAGTAGTTGTGGTTGTTGTAACAATTTCTGTACCTAAATCTTCTTCAGTAATGTCAATTTGTGTATCTTCGGTGGTTGTTATTTCTGGTGTACAAAGACCTAAAAAATTTTTACCTGTTGCGTCAGGTAAGCAGTCTGCTTTAGAATAAGAGGAGGCCAGTAGTAAGAATAAACATAGCTTTAAAAAGAGCAATCTGGTTAGCATCACTAAACTCCTTTGTTTCATCTTGTTTTACTTGCAAATAGTCATCTCTGTAAGAAGAGCCTTCTGGAATTTTTTCAGGATTGTTTTCCCAATAAGCAGCGGCTTCCGCACCGATCAAACCTTGTACAGGGCACGGAGTCCCGGCATCGGTCATTGCAGACCAGACACGTGCGTCTTGGCACAACAAACTCACTGCTGCCACCTTCATGCCATAGGAATATAATGCACGACTTGTGCGAACACGCTCACAAAATTCGTCTGTGATGACGTACCCTGTAGCTACACCTAAAATATTATTTTGCACACTTCCGCCAATTCCGATTTTGCAAATATCAGAATTTGAGTTGAGGACTGTCGGTGCATTTGCTGTAGCAGGTGCATTGTTTAAAACTGTTGACGACACGGTATTTGTATTTGCTGAGGAATCTGTAACGATAGCTACAGTGGTGAATAAAAGTAATATGATTGCAAGTTGCTTCACTAACATCTCCATCTCTTTCTTGCTTGCCTTAACCTTGAGTTAGGATCTTTGGCAGCTTTGGGAAACTTTTTCATTTGTCCTGCGCTTCTAGCACAGAAAGATTTTCTTCTTTTAGCAGCTTTACTGCCAGGTTTTACTTTACCTGTGACTGCTGTTTTTAATTTAGAACCAGGATTATCAGCTCTGTATTTCTTAACACCAGCTTTAGTCATCCCCGCCCCACTTTTGGTGGAGCGGAAATATTTTTTAGTTTTTGGGGGTTGTTTGTCCCGTTTTCTCATTATGCAAAAAAGCAAGTTAATGATGTTACATTAGTAAGAGTAGCATGAATCTGTGTTGAGAATCTCATACCTTCATCACCAATGTAAGTTTCAATTACTGCGGTAGCACTACCTGGAGTATCAATATCGAATAAGGTACTTCCAGTGCTAGAATCTTTAAGAACTATACTTCCTGCAGATCCTGCGCAAACTGCATGAATAGCAATAAGCCTTGCTGGTCTTGTAGTCACATTACCTGTTGCAGTAACTTTTGCCGAACTTGTACCTATCATAATTTACTCCTTACGCAGGTACATCGCCAGCAAGTGCTATTGAATTATTTTGTAAATATTTCACAGTCACTGTTGCAGCACCTGTTGTTGCATCACCACTAGCTCCTGTAAAATCAGCTACTACTTGAATATCGGTTGTGCCAATATCGGTAGCTTCCGTGTCAAGAGTACCATAAGTAGTACCTAATGCTTTAACACTTGCAGCATCAATAAAAGCATTGGCATCAGCTATTGTTCCTACTGAAACAGTTGCAGCACCAGAGTCATTATTTACTGTCGTTACATTCAATACCACATCGGTGATTTGTGAATTTGCAGGGATTGTTGCTATCACTTGGTTTAAGTGAGAAGCACCAATAATATCAGCAATTGCTGATTGTGCCATTACAACAAAACCTGTGTTCTTGACATCTGAGCCAAGAGTAGTTCCTGTTGTGTCTTTAATTGTTCCGGACTTTACTGGTCCCGAAAATGTAGTTGTTCCCATGTCTATCTCCTTTTGTTAATAGTCCCCGAAGGGTCATAGGGTTAATAAAGTTATAAAGTACCATAAAAAAAGGGGGCCTCAAAGCCCCCTTTTCATTCTTATATATTTAATGCTTATGCAGCACCTGGTGAACCGAATACACATCTAGGATCTGAGAATCCAAATGAATATCTCTCTCTAGCTTTGTATCTTACATTTCCTGTGTCGAAATCACCTTCCATTGAAGTTCTAATTGGACTTCTTTGAAATAATTTGAATCCGTTAGGAATGTCGGTTTTTAGGAAGTATGCATCTGGGTCAATTAAGTAGTTATTTACTGTGTATCCCTCAGGAATCATACCCATGTTTCTTGATGCATTTATATCATTGTCAGCAGTACCGACTCTGAAAGCAGACTCAGTTAATCTGTCAGCAACGAATTGTAACTCAGAAGGAACAATAAGTTTTCTTCCTTGAGTAGAGATTAATAAACCTCTCTCGTCTACAAATGCAGCAATATCAATTAGAGATTGCTCTAATGATGCTTCATTAAGATCAGCAGCCACAGCAAGTTCATTTCTCAATGTACCTGCTACAAGCGGGTGTGCGTCAGAAAGAAGAGCAACACCGTCACCACCAGGGAAGTTGTTGTCAAAACCATTATTTAAAATGTTTGCAGCTTTCACCTGTTTTGTGTTTGCCATGGAACGTGCAAGTGCTCTTGTATATCTTGCTGAGATTCTGTCATAAAGATTATCTTCAACAGCTTCTTCAGTGATTGCAAAACCAAGTGCAATTGTTTCATGTGTGTAACGTGCTGTGAAAGTTTCTGTCGCATTGTCATAAACAATTGACCCACCTTCACTCTTCGTTCTCGCATTACCAAATCCTGATAACATTACTTCTTCTTCGAATGCACGATCGGAAGTTTCTGTCTCAAAGATTTCTGCATGTTGAGCGTCATAGCGCCCGTACTCCAAGCCGAACAGGGCGTTCAAACCTGGCTCTAACTCTTTAACGAGTTGACTTCTAGATATAGCCATAGTTTAACCTCCTATATACCTGTAGTATCTCTATACTGGTGCTTATTAATTCTAACAAGAATGTTAGCGTTAGCTTCAGTATAGTCGCTGTTGTCCACATCTGTTGAAAGTGCGTACACAGCGAAGTTAGAGCCCGCATCAGTTCCGAATGTACTACCATCGATAACAACGGCAGAAATACCTGATGTGGTATCTCCTGCGCTATATGTTGCGATGTTAGCTGTTGAACCAACTTGTGCTTGTCCAGCATTTGCGTCATCTACTTTGACTTCAAATACCACATCTGGATCTGTGATTACGTTAGCAACGATATCACTTGCTACAATGGCGCCTGGATAATGATTTGAAAAAGTTGGTTTAGACGTTGTAGGGTCTGTATAAAAGCAACCGTTAAAAATACCAATTAGTTCAGCACCAGCAGTAGATCCACGAGAAATCGATCCATTTGCATTTAATACAACTGGATCACCTTGAAAGATTGAATTTGTCTCGTTACTTGCTATTGACAACTCTTGTTGGCCTTGACCATTATAAGCTGCACCAAGCATTTGAACAGGACGAAATCCAAAGTTTCCTTGTTGATTTGACATAGTTCATCTCCTTTATAATTAAGTATCTTGAGATGGTTTTTTATTTCCGCCACCAAAAGATACACGACTTTGCCTATCTACGTTCATAGGCATGCTAGGATGTTGTTCTCGCAGTGGATCTGTTTCCCAAGCTTCTGTCTGTTGATCAGTCCTTCGCTTGTAATGTGCATTACGCTCATTAATTGTTTCCACTGGCATTCTTGCCAAAAGCAAGTCTCCCACGCTGATGACACCCTCATAAGCTTTGATACTTCCGTTATATGCAGAGTATTGACCTTGTGTATGTGAGTCTGATCTCACTAACTCCCAGCCTTCTCTGAGTCTGGCATTGATGTTTTTAGTATCATCCATACCGTTGACACGATGTCGAAGCCATCTTTGCTTATATCCATCAGGACATGGTGGTGCGTCTAATTGAGACGGTGGTTTCCAAGGTTTTCTACGTTCCTCAGTTACCCTTGTTTGTGCACTTCTTGGTGTTTTATTATCTGTCATTTTGTACCTCCTTAAACGTACTTAGCATACTCAGATAGGGGAACCCCTAACTTTTTTGCTATTTTCACTTGACTAGCGGTCAACTTAACAGACTTGCGCCCCGGTGTTGCAGACCTTGTGGCAGAAGCAACGGGTTGGGCGATTGTGTTACCTCTGATCGTCTGATCCGAGTCTTTAAAAGACTCTGGAAACTTGTTTTTAACTCTATTAGTCAATTCATCATAATAGTCATCTGACTCTGTGTCAAATCCTTCTGCTACTAATCCTCTGTGTATTCTTTGAGCAAAATCAGTCATATCAGCATCTGATCTAAACCAAGTATTCTTCTCTGCCCAAGCTAAAGCTTTATCAGAGGGTTGTGGTCTAGGTTGTTGTACAACTTGTTGAGCATTATTTTCTAATTCTTTTGAAAACTGCTCATACTCTTGTTCTTTTTTAGATTTAGTAACTCTTATTCTTTCTGCTTCGAGATCCAGTTTAGTTAAAGCTTGTCTAGCTTCTTCTTCTTTGTGATAATCACCTGCTTCTCTAGCAGTAATAAGATTTTGACGAGCAAGATCAGACGCCATTTTGTTTCTTACTTCACTTTCTGACATATAACCTTTGTCAATGTCATAAGTTTTTTTCTGAGTGTCTTGCAATTCTTTTTGCACGTTTTGTGCGAAAACAAGAGCAGCTTCTTTTTCTCTTTCAGCCTCTCTTACTTTCCAAGTCAGCTTATCTATTCTCTTTTTAACTTTATCAGAATATTGATCCATTTCACCTTGTTGTTCAACAACAGGATTCAGAGGATCTTTTTCTTCAGTTTTTACTTCTTCGTACTGTTCTGGTGAAACAGCGCCATGAGACTTATCTTCTAATTCGACTTCTGCTCCGTCACCTGATGTATCAAGATCAACTAGCTTCTCGTCTTTTGCAGTGTTAAGTTCTGTTTGCATGGTACCTCCATGTTATAGTATTGTTAATATGTCCTCTGGATTATCAACAGTTCCGAGTATTTCATCATCATTGAGTAATCTTACTTCTCCTCCATCTATTCTGATTCTAGAACCAGCGTATCTGCCAAACACGACCCAATCACCTTGTTTACACCAAGGTCCATTAGGAAACTTTTCTTTATCTGCATAAGCATCATCGCCCACGGCTAATACCATGGCAACAGATGCAGTTAATTGTGAGTCTTCGATAGTTTTATCTGTTAGTAAAATACCACCTTTTGACTTTTCTTTTGCTTTGAAAGGTAAAACTAAAATTCTCCATCCAACGGGTTTTGGAAGTTTATCTATTTCAGTTTTTTCTTGATCAATCCCTTTAGAAGGATTGTTAAGTTTTGCTTTTACGTGATCGGGCACGTATAACGTTTTAGTCATCAATTTTCTCCTCTTGTTCCAGCAGGCGAGAAAGTTCCTGTTGGCATGCTTCAAGCATGTGTATCTTTCCTAAAATATACTTGTAATCCTCAAATTTTTCAACCCCTACAATAAGATTTTCTAGGAGATTTTCTTTTAAACCTTTGAGTTCTTTTTGATAATTATGAAGAACAAAAATACTCATTTAAGACAATTAAGACCAGGTACTGTCTTTTCAAAAAATTTATAAGTTTGATCTTTACTTGCATACCATGTTTGTTCTTGACTACCATTAACACCTAAACCACCTGCCATGACTGCTGGAAGAGTTATTCTTACAGCTTCAGAAACTGCTTGAAGTTGATAATCATCTCCAAACATTACTCCATTAGGTTTTAGTTTAGGCCACCAGTTTTGTATATCATCTATTACAGGTTCATACTCATGTGCACCATCAACCATTATATAATCAATAGTAGCTTCTTCAAATTTCTCTAAAATACTTGTATCATCTGATCTTCCTTGACAAGGAATAACCATATTTCTTCCAATAAAGTATTGAAGATTTTGTTTAAAGATATTTGAAAAGTCTTGAGGTAAATTCAAATTTGCGTGTTCTGATGAACCTGCAAAAGTATCTACACAATAAATTTTTACGTTTTCTTTATTTGCATTTATTAAGCTTGTAGCTAAGTAATGTGTTGATCTACCTAGAAAAGATCCAATTTCAACAATCTTTCCATCTTCAGGTATTTGGTCAACAATCATATCGTAAGTTTCTGAGTAATTAAACCACCCAGGTATTTTAAAATACGTGTGTTTCATCGTTAAGAATATCCTTATTTAGTTATCTTAACTATTTGTATCTTTTTATAATTAATTTTCAACCCTTGTGGTGTCGGTCCTTTTTTGGGAGGAACTGTTTTTGTTAGTCTCTGTTTCTTCATGTTCACATATTGCGCATTCACACATACAGCTTGTACCACAATGGCACAAACAATCACATTTAATGCACTTCTCCATCATTGATTCGCATTTTAAACATAAGGTATCACAACCCTCACACATTATTTCTTTTTAGTTATTAAACCCATAGCACCTTTTGCTCCTTTGATGCCAAAACTTGCCGAACAGGCAATATATAAGAGGTGCTTATAGTAATCAGGGAGTGAGTGTAGAGCTTCAAACCCCGCTTTAATATGTGGTGTCCAACCAGGAATAAATACTGCCACGGCTGGAACCAAAAGACATATTAAAATTAGCTCATCTTTCCAGCTACCTTTCATTTGATCAACTGCAGTAGCCTCCCAGCTAATTTTTCCAGCTATTTGTTGTTCTTTAAGGCTTTTAAGAGCCTTAATTTCAGTTAGTTTGAGTTCTGATTTTGCCTTTTTAGTTTCTACAAAACCAGTTACAGCATCTTTAATCATTCCTGCTATTGGTCCAGCTAATAAACTAATCATTTTGACCTCTATTTTGTTGGTTTTGTCGTTGTATTGCTACATCTGCACGTAAATTAGCTAAATCGTAGTCTTTTTGAAGTTTTTTTGAGTCAAGAACTTGTTTATAATCAAATTGATTTTCTTTTAAGGCTTGATTTTCACCTTTTAACTGTGCTTGCATTTCCATTTCGGCTTGTTTCAAGGCTAATTCTTGTTGTTTGAGTAAAACAAGAGGATCCATGTTCTGATCTTGCATTGCTTCTGATTCTTCACCAACCATTTGCTCAGTAATTTTTACAATTTCATTATCTATAGCTGCAGCTCTCTGCATTTGTAAAGCTTGTAATGCTTCTGGTGGAACTTGCTCACCAAATTGTTGACGTAATTTTTCTGCTTCCTCAACCATTGCTTGATCAACAGTTTGTGTTGCAAGTAAAGAAACGTGTTGATTAATATGTGACGCTAAATTCATCACAGCCATTGGATTTGCTTTCACTAAAACAGACGACATAAAAGTTCTGTGTGCTTTTATGTGAAGTTCATGATTTTGTTGAGGGAAAGCTTGAAGAGGTGCTCCCTTTAAAACAACACTGTGCTCCATAGCAGGATCTTGTGGTTGTGGACCTTGTGGTATTGGTAAAATTTGTTCAACATCTTTTACACCCAAAGCAATATACATTCTTCGATAAGCTTCATACAAATTGTGCATTTGTGGATTTGATTGAGCTAGTTGTAATTGATTTTGTGCAAGCGTCACTCTTTGTGACATTGAGAAAATGTTTGGATCTGAAACAGGTAGAATATCTATGTTATCATCAAAATCTTGTATCTTTATTTCTCTTGGTCCACCTGCAACATTGTAAGGATACATTGGTGGTAAAACCAATTTGAAAATTTTAGCTAATAGTTCAAATTCTTTTTTCTGTGCGTAATGTAATCTTTTGTGAACCGCAGACATAACTTTTGTGCCACGTTCCATGAGTGCCATTGTGGTGCCTACAGGAGTTTGTGAACTTCCTATTTCTGACAACTGCATGTCAGCAACGGTTGCAAATTGTTTTGCAGCATCTACACAGAAACCTAAAAGTTGCATCAAAACTTGATCAGGCCCTTTGTAAGGTAAAGGCATTAATGCTTCACGAATTACACCGTTAGGGGCATCAACATCTCTAAACTCTCCTGGTTGTAATGGTTGATCATCGTCACGTATTCTTAAACCTCTTGATTTAAAACCTGCAGGTAGATTCGATAGTGTTCCCGCATCAAGTAATTGTCTTAATGCTGTTGTGGCAGTTCTTGTTAAACCACCGATCATGTGAATTAAACCAAAGCCATAAAAACCTAAACCCGGTAAAAACTTGTAGTGTACAAAGTATTCATTCTTTCTTTTTAAAGCATCAGCTTCATTGTAGTTTCTATATATGGATAAAACTTTATTAGATGTTCTTTCAACAGTTACTACGTAAGGTAGTTTGATTCCACTAGGCTCACCATCTCTAGGATCAATATCTTCAAAACCTTCCAGATCTAAATCAACATGCATTTCATAAAGTTCAGACATGTCATCCATTTTATAATTGGTTGGATTTGTGCCATCTATTTGATCTTTTTTATCTTGTATATCACTTGCCTCATCGTCACCATAAGCTTGTAGATCAACATCTCGATAAAATCCTGAAACTTGTTTTTTTCTTAAATCGTTCATAGACATTTTAACGATCTGTGTAATACGATCACAAGTGTCTAAGTCAGATGCACCATAAGGTACAATCATATCTTCTGCTGGAATAAATTTTGATGTTGCTCTTTGTAAGACTTCATCAAAGTAAACTTTTTTAAATGCGCTTCCTGATAAAGGTAATTGAAATAACAATTGGTCCATTTCAGGATTATAATCTTCCATGACATGAGTAATCTCATAGTTCATGTAATCTTTTACACGTTCTGCTGCTTGTTGTAATTGAGTTGTGTTTGCACCGACAACCTGTGTTCGGACAGGACCATCACTTGGTAGAAGTTCGACATAGGCCATTGCTTGAAACTGTGTTACCGCTTGCGCTAATACAGGATGACTGACACTTGCCGCTCCTCTAAAAGGACGTGTGCGTTCTTCATATCTAAAACCTAAAAGGTCTAAACCTTTAGTGTAAGCTTGTTCCCACTCTTCACGAGAAGATCTATCATTTTCTACTCTTTCAATAAGTTCATTGGAAAGCTCTTGTAAAATTGCTTCGTCAACAATTTCAGCTAAATTAGAATTAAATCCTGAAGCTATAGGAACATCAACTTCACCAACGATAGCAGAACCATCTTCAATAATTTCTACACTATCTTCTACTTGATCAGGAGATAGATTTACGTCTATTTGACTACCTACTTCTTCAATATCAATTTTATCATCACCGCCTGCACCTAATGCTTTAGCATCGTCCATGTCAGTTGGATTGCGTGATGAGCTGTTAAATTTATCTACCATATTCGCCGTATATATCTGTTATAGAAACTAAACTATCTTTATCAATAGTTCCACCTGATTTTTTCTTAAATAAGTACATTGGTTCTTCCAATTTGGAAGGGTCAAATGATATAGTATACATATCAATTGCGCTAGGGTTATATTCCACAATCTTTATAAGTGCATCATCTGCATTTTCGTTTTCTTTTAAAGGAATCATACGATATCCCACATCTGTGGCATCTCCTCGACCTTCAACCACATAATAATCCATCATTTGACCTGGTGCGATTTCTCTTTGAATTACTATATCTCCTGGTTCATTTACATCTTTTGCAATTCTAGTTATTTCCGTATCGTAGAAAGCATCTCTTTCAGCATCTGATACATTTTTTTTAGTTTCTGTTTGTTTTAAAAACTGAAACTCTCCGTCTGGACTTTTACTAAGGAATGTTAGACCACGATTAGTTTTACTTGGATCAATAATCTTTTCTACATTTAATGTACCATCATACTTTTTTGCAATGTTCTTTAATTGTTGAACACCTACTTTGTCATACAAGTTTTGAAACTTCTTTTTCGCTTCATCTGAACTCTTACCCCAACGAGGGTTAGCACCTATGTCAGCAGGCATAATAGCCACTCGATCAATACCTTTTTGTTTTGCTGCTTTGATTGTTGATTTGATTAATAGATCTACATAGTCTGCTTGTTTATTAAAAGGTATGGGTGGAAATGATTCTAATTGTTTCAAACTATAATCACTTGGTAGATAAGTATCTGTTTGTCCAATTCGTGTTAATTCGTCTCGGTCACTTGTAGAAGGTACTTTAAAATCTTTTATCTTTTCTTGATAATCCGAACTTCGATTCATGGACATTAAGTCATCCAGAATTTTTGTTTGCTCTTGTGCTAAATCAAAAATCTTAGTCTTGTAAGCAGGGTCTGTGTATTGTTCAACGTTCGCCATACTTAGTTTATTAATATCATCTTGTATTGCATTTAGGTTGCGTGTTTTTTCTGGAATTAATTCTTTCGCAACAATGTTAGGGAAAGGTTGAATTAAATTATCTTGTGCTAAATCATTTAATAGACTCTCTGGATATTTTTGATCAAACTGTCTTAATTTATTTGTGGTATACTCAACATTTCCAGGGAAACCAGCGTTTCGAGCCTGTTCTACTTGATTAACTAAATTGGCACGTTGTCTTTTCAGTGCATTAACCATTGCAAACAAACGTTCTTGTTCTTTACGAACTTCGGTTAGCATATCAGTTTGCATTTCTTGAATGACCGCCACTGTTTGATTGTCAGCGTTCTTGTATGTTCCTACACGAGTGAAACCTAAAACGTTTGGTTCTGCAAAATGTCCTGAATTAACAAAAACTTTTTCTTGACCGGGTAGTTGAGGGACGTTAACTACGACTTCAAAATAATCATCTGCAGCTTGATCAATTGCAGCATTACCCGCACCTTTATGTCTAGGTCGTCCTTGATCCAAAGTAAATTGACCTTCATCAAATCCAGGAGCTTTTATTTCTTTTACACGCACTTCTAGGTTTCCTAAAGGTGACGTGTCGTAGAGACTTTCTAAGTCTTGTTTTGTAATTTTTTTGTTAGGAAAAAACTTTTCAGTATCTTCTAGATATTGCAAAATTCCTGTATCCATCATTTCTGCTTCAGGAACTTTTCTTCCTTTAATTAAGAACTCTCTCCAACCTTGAGGTGTCGAAGCCTTTGGTGCATTTTGACTATTGAGTTGATCGAGAAAAAATGATTTGAAAAAGAAATCTTGTTTTCCTGCAGGCAACGGTGCAATCTCCTGCGAGCCTGTTGGTGCCGGTATAGGATCTCTTGCTTCTTCTACTTTTTTCACATTAGATGGTGTTGCCATCACTTTGGGTTTATTAAAAACTTTAAAGAGATTAAATAAATTGGCTGCTTGTAAATTACCTGAATCCACGGCTTCTTGAAAATAGTCTTGGTCTACTGCAGGGTCAGGTGAGAATTGTTGTTGATTGATGTTTTGCAACGGATCACCGCCTATGGCCATACGAACAGGACCACCTTTGTTAAACGTTGACATTTCAGGTTTCTTTAAGTTCATGTAAGGCACTCCTTTTTTAATTGGAGTAGTGACACCTATATAACTTTCATCTAATTTTTTTTGACCTTGTGTTCCTAAAAAAAATTTTATTTTCTTAGGGTCTTTTATCATTTCATCAAAATGATTTGTTAAATAATTTAGTAAGAATTCAGGACTTGGTGATTCACCTGTACCAAGTAAAATGTCTCCTTGTATTTTTTGTTCCCCTACACCAGGAATATCTACTCTCTCAGCCTGACCAACATCAAGTCCTTTTTTTTCTAAATAAGAAATTAATTCTGGATCATCAATTTTGTAATAACCGGACATACCTCTTTTTTTAAATTCTGTATCTACTATTTCTAAATCTTCGACCTTTTTATCAAGTTCTTTTAAATTATTATTTTTTAGAAGTTTTTTCATTTCCCTAAAATTTTTGTAAATTGCATTTTCAACAGTGGATTGAAAAGCAATATTATGTCCCCCTAAATTTAATTTTATATTGTCGACAAAACCTCCTGCTCCTTTAATAGCCTTTGTTTTGGAACGCACCGGTGCAGTGTGTGATAATTGCAAACCGTATACATTCATAAGTTTTTTAACTAATTTATTATCTAATTTGTACTTCTTTCCAGTTGCTTCATTAAATTTAGACAAAAACTGTTCCCTGTATTTCATCAAAGCTGGATTATTTATATCATTAACAAAAAGACTATTTAGTAAACTTTCTATTTTTTTATTTAAAATTTTTTGAGTCTCTCTCATATTTGTAAATTTAATAAGATTCATAGGTTCATTAATTGCAATGTCTTGTTGAATAATATCTAAAACTACATCATCATACTTATCCGACATTTCTTGTGCATATAATTCATTAAATTTATTTGGTGTTTTATTTCGAAGTTCTGTTAATTGAGGATTTGCTTTTAAAAATTGATCTTTGGTTTGTAAGCCGTAAGACTCTAACTGCTTGGTTAAGCCATCAAGATTCTGTCTATTAGAGTGCACTAGATAACTTTTTAAAATATCATTTTCTACAAAACCTTTATCTTTTAAACCATAATTACTAAATATCTGTGAAACTTGATTCATAATAGCTGGATTTTTTTGTTTAGAAAGTGCGGGTGACAAAAATTGTTGTGTAGTATCATCTGTATTATCAGCCATACTTTTCCAATTTTTGACTGGACTTAAATTATCCTCTCGCATTGCTGCTTGTAATTTTGGAAAAGTTGTTAAGTCTTTTATGTCTTGATTTTTTCTTTTATATTCAACCATGCTTTCTACTTGATCTTTAACAACTTGTGAACGTGCTTGAACACTTTTTTCATTGGCTATTTTTATTTGTTCTTGTTTATCTAATTTTAATTCAGGAAATTCTTCAGTAATTCTTTTTGAATCTATTCCATATTCCTTAGCTAGATCCTTGGTATTTTTGTATTTTAATTCTTCAATATTTAATACACCCGACTCTATATCACTACGAAGTTTGTTCATTCTTGCGTCTGCTTCTTTATTAGTAACTTTATAATTTTGAGATAATGAGGGTAATTGATTTTTTGCCTTCTTATTATATTTAGTAATTACAGGAGCCATTATGTTTGATGAAATTCCTAATTCTTTAAAAAATTCATCTTTTGAAACATTTGGATTATCTTTAAATTTATCTATTGTTTGTAAATATTTTTGTATTTTTTCTTTTGATTCCAGTTTCATGTACGAATTATATTCATTGCCAAAAATACTTTCATCAATTTCAAATACTTTACTTGGTGTACTACCACCCGGCACATCAGGTTTGTCAAACATTACAGTTTGTCCACGTCCACCTTGTTCTATAGGAAGTCCTTGTGGGGGTGCTGCACTCATAACAATCTGTCGTGCTTCTTCCACATCACCATCTCCTGCAAAGGCAGGATTATCTAAAATTTTTTGTAGATTAGGAACTTTATATTTATCTTTTAATCTTTTTAATAATTTGAATACTGCTCCTGATGCTACACCCACACCTAAAAAATCAAGAGCATCTAGAGGACTCATTATAATATTATATTTATCTCCATCCTCTAATTGTTCACCATCAGCTAATTTACGAAAAGACTCTGCCTGATCACCATATAAAAAATCAGGTATAGCGGCAAAAGTTTCACCGATAGTTAAAGGCTCATAGCCATATTGTTTTGCTTGTTCCATTTGTGATTTTGATAATTGATTACCAAAACCTAATTGTTGTTTAATCTGTTCATTCTTTTCTTTTTTGGCTTTTCCTCTGTCTGCTGTTTCAGACGCAGCAATACCTTCAAAAATAGGAGCGACTCCTGAAGCAATTGTTTGTTGTACATCACTAAAATCTTCTTGTTGTCTCTGTTCATAAACAGGTTGCATTGATTGTGTGAAAGCACTTTGTCCATACGAATCTTTTAATTTTTGTAACTTTTCTTGTTTGTCTCTGATCTGTCGTCCTTGAGAAATAAAGTCTGGAACAGGAGGAGTGGGAGTAGGTCTTTGAACTCGTAGTGTAATATCTAATGGTTTTGTAGAA